ATGGCACTGAACAAAAATATTACCTTATTTAAAGGAAGAACAGTAAATACCAAAGCATCAGAACAATATGTTCATGTGAAGTTTATCTATCCAGATGTTAATAAGGAATGGGATGGTTGGGTTCCTGTTGAATATCGTAGGACTGGAGTAGCAATTGCTTCAGATGATACCGAAGCCTTGGAACAACACTTAAACAGTATATATGAACAAATGCACCCGTCTAATTATTCTTCTTGGAAAAAAACACAAGATAAATTATGGGAGGCTACTCGTTCTGTAGAAACCAAAGATATTTTTTATATTTTAAGCGATGGAAAATGGCATTGCCGTAATTGCGATATTTCAAACCCCAATTTTGCTCGAAGAATTCAGGACCTAAAGGAAATGGGATATACATTAGCAACTCATGTAAATTATCGCTGCCCAGTTTGTGGAAACAATAGGAGTACTCGCCTTATTTTATTACCTATTAACAGGGTTGAACTCGCAGGAAATGGATATGAAACATGGTCTCCGGCATTAAGAGCAAAAATAATAAGCGTTCTTGGAGGAGTGGAGGTTTATGAAAACACCCCAAACCAACATTGCTTACCAGACCATAAATTTTCGGAAATTAGATGGGATGCTGATACCAAGTCTGAAAATCCTGACACAATGACAGATCAGGAGATTAGAAGTAAATTCCAGTTGTTAAATAATCAAAGAAACCAACAAAAGAGAGAAGTCTGTAGAAATTGTTTTCAAACTGGAGAAAGAGGAATCATTTTTGGAATACCATATTTTTATGAAGGTGATTCGAAGTGGGACCCGTCAATTCCACAAAAAGGAAAAGAAGCGGAGAAGGGTTGTATAGGATGTCCTTGGTATGATATTGAAACCTGGAGGAAAAAAGTTATTAAGAGACTTATGGAAGAAGGAAATAAATAATGGATATAAATGATTTTCGTGATACACTAACTTCTGGTTCATTACAAGCGGAGTATTTTGAGTTATTAAGTGATCAGACATATCATTGTCGAAAATGTGCACAAAGAATTATTGGTTCTGAACAGCTAGCCGGAGGCGGTGGTGTACAGGGGTTACAGCGAGGAACTAAAAATCGTCCAGGAATCGTTATTGATACAATTTCCGAGTATTGTGAGGATTGTGGTAAACGAACAAAATGGGACAGATGGACAGGTGAATTTCAGCAAGCCAATTCTGCTTCTGGTATCCCAAAGAAGTTACAAAATAGAGTGTTAGACCACTATAGTTATGAAGATACAATTGAACAGGGAAGAAGACAAGCTCATGAACTTGTAATTGACCATCGATTTCCAATGGAGAGATGGGGAGAAAGTGAAGAGACTAATGATGTAAATATGTCCATAGATGATATTCAAAGAAAATTTCAATTACTTAAAAAGGATTTTTCAGGAAATCACAATTTATTGAAATCACGTGCCTGCGAGCAATGTATTCAAACTGGAAAACGTGGATACCCAATGGGGATAAAGTATTATTATGTGGGTGATGAAGATTGGCCTTCAGACTGTCCAACTACTGGAAGAGAAGCAGAAAGAGGATGCATTGGTTGCGGATGGTACGATTTTGAAGCCTGGAGAAGAGGGCTAAACTCAATAATTTAAAATAAAAGATTTGTGGATTATTATACTTGATATACTTCAAATTATTAGGTAATCTATGAGAAAAAAAGGAGTATTAATTGATGGATATAAAAAGAGTTGGAAGTATCTGTTCTGGTATTGAGGCAGCGTCAGTTGCTTGGGAACCATTGGGACTTAGTTTTGACTGGTTTTCTGAAATAGCAGACTTCCCTTCAAAGGTGTTGAAAAGAAAATATCCAGGTATCCCTAATTTAGGAGATATGAATGATATACCTGAGAAAATTACACAGGGTGAAATAACAGCACCTGATATGATTTGTGGTGGAACGCCTTGTCAGGCATTCTCATTAGCAGGATGGAAAAACGGACTCAATGATGACCGAGGAAATTTAACATTAAGATTTGTGGATATCATTGAGGCTAATGATGAAGTAAGGTTAACTTCTGGCAAGGATAGAACCATAGTTTTTTGGGAGAATGTTGAAGGGGTATTAAAGGATAAGACTAACGCATTTGGCTGCCTAGTATCTTCATTAGCTGGATTAACTGATGTAATTAGTGGGAAAAAATGGCCTAATTCAGGAGTAATTCATGGACCCAAAAGAAATGTTGCTTGGAGAGTTTTAGATGCAAAATTCTTTGGGTTGCCACAACAAAGAAAAAGGCTTTATGTCATGGCAGGCGGAACTGACTTTTACCCTGAAAATGTTTTATTTGAAAAACATGAACATGATTTGGCTGAGTACCCATCATCACAGTTAGCATTTGAAAAAGATGAACATAAATTTGAAGTTTTTAGAGAATATACAGACTGCTTGTATTCTGCCTATGGAACGAAGTGGAATGGAAATGCTGCGGCATACAATGGTTCATTGTTTGTTGTTCAGGATGATAGAATCAGAAGACTATCCCCATTAGAAACGGAACGACTAATGGGATTCCCGGATAATTACACAGATATAAAGGGTGCTAGGAAAACAAATAGATACCAAGCAACGGGAAACTCATGGGCAGTACCAGTTGTTGAGTGGATTGGGAAACGATTATTAGATTACAATCAAGATGAATATAATTTGGCGGAAAACTCACTTAGCATAATGAAGAGACGTCATGATATTGAAGGTGAAGGATTTTATCTTGATTTAGGAAAAGATATTGTTACCATTAATCAAGAATTATCAATAAACTGTACATCGGTGCCAGAGGTGAGCCATTTTTCGGATATGAAATCCATTGTATCGCCTGATGCTCCAGAAGATATATATATTTCTCCTGTAGGATGCTATGGTATTGTGAGAAGAAAGCAAGAAAGAAACTTAAATATAAATCCTCGTTTGGAAGAGGTTCTACTTTTAATTTCTTCACAGATGACACCAGAGGAAATTGAGAAACGTTCAAGAGTACAAAAAAGAGGAAGATTTAGTGATGTAATAGACGAGCTAGAGGATGGTTCTGCTGATGATATAGAAGACGAAAATAATGAAGAAAAAACTGTCAAAAGTGGTCAATTGAATATTTTCGTAAATTGTAGAATGAAATTGAACACTAAGACTAAATAAAAAGATCCATAGGATTGCATCAATGGTAAAATTAAGTTACGACACAAAATTAACCGGAGGCAATCACTATGGACTACCTAAATAATACCATTAATACCCTACCTCGCGAAAGAGGACAACACTTAAGATTTGAAGATCGATGCGAAATCAAAGCGCTCCATAAGCAAGGTTACTCTTATCGCCAGATTGCAAAAGCACTTAATTGCTCACCTAGTACTGTGGGCTACGAATTAAAACGTGGCACTGCAACTAAGACGACACATCGAGGCAGACCAACAGAGTATGTACCTAGTCGAGGTCAAGCCGTTTACTATGAAAACAGAAAACGTTCTGGTCGTAAACAGCGCATTACGTCTGAAAGTCCATTTGCTATTTGGGTTGCAGAGCAAGTTAAAAAAGCTAACTGGTCATTAGACGTATGTGCTGGCTATGCTAAGAAGCATAATCTGTTTGGGAGTGTAAAATGAAGTGTGTAAGTTACCGGTAACCAATTTACTAACTTACGCACTTCATTTTTTTGTCGAGGTGCGGTACACTATCAGAAAGCAGGTTGAAAGGAATTGAGTACAGCACTGATGAAGAAACGTAGAAACCCGAGTGAGAAAGGCCAGGCAATCGCCAAGCTCATCATGGAACAATACCAGCCGAAGACGCAGGAAGACATGCAGATAGCGCTGAAGGACGTGTTCGGTCCTATCTTCGAAGCTATGCTGCAGGGCGAGATAGATAACCATCTCGGGTATAGCTCCAATGATCATAGCAAGAAGGAAACCTCCAACCGTCGGAATGGCTATACGGAGAAAACCATCCAGACTTCGGTCGGCGAGGTCCCCATCCGCGTCCCACGGGACCGCGAATCTACCTTCGAGCCCCAGGTAGTCCCCAAACGCACCAAGGATGTCACAGGGATCGAGAGCAAGGTACTGGCCATGTATGCACGCGGCATGAGCCAGCGGGATATTGCCAAGACGATTGATGACATCTATGGATTCGAGCTGTCCGCAGAGAGCATCTCGAACATCACAGACCGAGTGATGGACGAAGTCCAGCATTGGCAGACACGTCCTCTGAACCCCTTCACCCCTTCTTGTTCGTAGACTGCCTGTACGTCTCTGTACGCAAGGATTATGAGACCAAGAACCACGCTGTCTACGTCATCCTCGGCTATGACATCAATGGCTCGAAGGATGTCCTGGGCCTTTGGATGAACGAGACGGAGGGCAAACATAACTGGATGCAGATATTCGATGAGCTGAAGGCCCGTGGCGTTGAAGATGTCGGATTCATCTGCATGGATGGTGTCTCCGGTTTGGAAGAGGGAGCAAAGTCCATCTTCCCCCAGGTGGTCGTGCAGCGCTGCATCGTCCATCTGATCCGCAACTCCATCAAGTACATCCCATCCAAGGATTACAAGGCCTACACGACCCAGCTCAGGAAGGTCTATGGAGCCGTGAACCTGAAGAGTGCTGAGGCCGAATTCGAGCGGTTCAAGCAGGCCTGGAGCCAGTACCCCGGTGCGGTAGAAACATGGAAGCGGAACTGGCAGCATGTCCAGCAACTATTCAACTATGGCAGTGCCGTAAGGAAGGTGATGTATACCACCAATGCGATAGAGAGCGTGAATTCCAGCTTCCGAAAAGTCACCAAGAAGGGCTCGTTCTCCAGCGAGGAATCTGTCTTCAAGGTTCTCTATCTCAGGGTAAAGGAACTCTATGCCAAGTGGGAAGGGCATCATATCCAGAACTGGGCGATGGTCAGAAACCAGTTGGCTATGGATGATAAGCTGCAAGCTCGTATCCTGAAATACGAGAAATTTTAAAGCCAGCAATCACTGGTAACGCATCTTCTTTTATGATACCTAAAAAAACTTACACACTTAACTTGACAAACCCTAATTTAGCTAAATTCATCGAAACGCTATAATAAAAAAAATTGGGACGAGCCTGTAAAATAGGATGATTCACTTCTGGAAAATGTGTTTTTAGCTGTCAATATTTTTCATAAATTGTTGTGATTGATTTTTGCATTTTACTCTTTGTGTCTTTTATTAAAACAAATCAAATAAATCAGTACCAGTAGCTTTCTGATTTTGTTTCAGGTTCTCAAGATATTCATGAGCATCGTGATATTCCTGCTTTAGTGGAAAATTATCATTGTTTAGAACTTTGATTAATTCCTTGTATTTTTCGGGATCATCAAGAATAGTTTCCATATCAAATTCCAAGTTCCAACCGACTGTCTCAGGTTCGCCATATTGAAGAATATAGTTACTGCTAACTTCTTCTTTGTTTATTAAGTCATTCGTATCTTCTCCATCAGGGCTATGCCAATCTTCGTCAAGATAAACATATTCGGTAGTGATAAATTCATCATAAAATGGGAAATCTTTACTGTCTACATAGCCGTGAATATTTTCTTTTTGAATTATAAAATTGTAGATGAAAGATGCAGGTCCATTTAGAAATGAATCGTTGGTTTCACCGGATTCATAACCAATTGTGGGATAAATAATTTTTAAAAATGTCCAATAATTATCTTCTTCATCGCATTGCTTGAACAGATTGTTAAGGAACGGTGTGAATATATATTCCTCAACCTTTTCGGGGATCATATCATAGAACATATCGAAAGTACTATCACCAAAATTGCGACCACCTTTATTCTCAAAGAAATCGCCAATGGCTGCAAGCGTTCGGTCTTTCTGTTTAGAAAAATATAATGCACAGAAATATTCTTGGAAGGAGCGGTGTGTAAAATGATAACGTTGACTTTCGTAGTACATCAAACACATATTGGCAGTTAAGTCATATATGAAATCAGATGCATCTACTGAATAGTCATCTTTTTTACATTCAATCAGTTGATCAAAATATTTTTCAAATTCAATTTCTGTTAATTCAAATTTTTGATCACGATAAGTACGAGCACAAAATTCAGCAAAGTAATCAGCAAATCTATCTGCAGTTAACTCTGTATGCAATGTGCGTTTATAAGCACCTTTGCTTGCATCGTGCTTTTGTGAGAGTGCAACATAGGCTTCTTTATAAAAAATGTGCATCTTGGACGGAACTTCGGCGAACTGTTCAAAAGTCATTAACATAATAGTGAGCAACAACGGATTTTCTATAAATCCACGATGCGTATAATAAAGTTTTGTGTCCAATTCTGTTCGAAAATTTTCCTTGATGGCAGGCTCATCTGTTCTGAAATCCAGTTTATCAATCAGTTCTAGTGCCTGTTTTTTATTGAAGGGACTCAAATTCAATATCGTGAAACGACTGAATGACAGGAAAGAGCCAAAAGGACGAGAAGAAATAATAAACATATTTTTTGAATATTTATCAGCGAATAATTCCAAATCATGTTCAAACTGTTTTCTGCAAGTGGTATTGATCTCGTCTAAGCCATCAAATAATAACAAGCATTTACCAGCAGAGAGGATGTCTACAAATTCGTTTATATCTTTTCCAGCACCAAGACTGTCAAATTTTTCATATATATAATTTACAAGACCGGAATAAGATGAATTATAGTCTTTTAAAGGAAGAAATATAGGAATACGTTTAACGTCCTTATAATCACTAATGACATCCAATAATAGATGCCGCATCATCATAGATTTGCCAAGCCCGCCTGTACCGGAAATGATAATAAAATTAGAACAAGTAGATAGAATTTCTGTAGTAGCATGAGAAATAATCTTTTTTTTGGAAGTATGCATCGATACGCGTATGGTCTGATAGATATCGTTGCAAACGTAAAAATCATAAAAAGCTCTTGGTTGGTCACTGTAGAGCAATGTTTTCATAGTGCTATATTTATTGTAAGCATTCTGTAGATACACAGCGTATTCTCATCATCATTAGGGGACTCTTTTGAATAATTGGTTTTTGGAAGTTCGGCTGCAGTAGTTGGTATGCTTACGTGGGGTGCATATTCATTGTTTTTCCCGATGCTTGCTAATAAATTGACGTGTAGCTCTTTCACTTGCAGATTTTTTGTGCCAATGTTCGAATGTATTACGACCAATTTTATTATCAGGACGTGTCACGATAATGTAGTGCCAAATGCCAAGAAGAAATGATTGTAAGCTTATTTTCGATAAATTCAGTAAATCTTTTTTGCTAAGTGGTTGAGTACCATTTTCTATGTAAAATAATTCATCATCAGCAATGCTGTTGTCCAATTTTATTAATTCAAGCAATGCAGCAACAAGCCAGACACCTTTTCCACCGCAGTCAATAAAAGTAGAGATAAAGCTCAACATGGCAGAAAGTACTTCCGGATATTGGTGTTTTACTCTTTGATCAAATTTTTCAATAAACTGGTTCTCAGTAAAAGGAAGATAAACGCCTGATGAAGTACGGCATGACTTGTACTGAGACGTTTTTGTCCTAAAAGAATCTTTGGAATCTTTAGAGGGGGCACGATGTTTCGGATTGGCAACACGAATTAAGCCAAGCAGAATATCAGTATCGGAGAGGCCGTCAGTATCTCCGCCTGTTTTTGCACGTGCGCTTGTACGTTGCTTTTTTGCTTGGAGTAACAACACAAAAAAGCTGCCACCACATAAGCGTAGATTGTCATCCGTTGTCATTAAAACACCTCGTCTTTCGAATATTAACAGTATTAACCATAATAAGATTGTTAACTATTGTTTCCAACCTTATTAACTATATGCTTATCCTCAGAGATCAAAAATCTCTGAGGATTTTTTTTATGCACGGCCTAAAGCCGCGAAACATACTTCTATAAAAAGTATATCACCATCACTATGGCAATACCAGAAAGATGGATGTGAATTTCATTATATTTTAATGAAATATTCTTCATTTGTTACAAGGCATCTGATAGTTCTGCATAATATTTAAAAATTCTCTTCCAAAATCCAATATCACAGGCCTGATTAGCTATAAGGGCGTGGGATACAAATATTGACCGTCATTGCGAACACAGTGATGGGTGCAATATGAAGTACCCTTATTCCTTATGCTCTTTTTCAGGCGGATGAGTCGGTGTACTTCAAAGGCACCGGCTTTATTTGTTTTCCATGCTCTTTTGCGGGAACTAGGCAGAAGGGCAAGGAAAACATATGAAAATCAGAGTAAAGTACGATGACAGATTGACAACCATTGAAATACCGGATGGCGATTACAGCGTCATGCTGGATGTGGATTATGAAATGCGTCTTGCAGAAGCACCGGAAGGGAAAAAGGACGATATTGAAAAATGCAGCACCGTCCAGGAAATGTTTGACCTGATGAACAAGACCGAATACAACAATTGGCATACATTTGACCGACATAGAAGTTATTCTAATCCGCAGCCATCGGATGATGAAGACAAGACACGCGATACGTCGGAACCGCTTATGAAAGAAGTTGTAGATAACCGAATTTTTACAGTCGATGAAGAAAACCGCAACGTCCAATACGAATATGAAGCCTGCTGTGAAAAACTCCGTACAATTTTGAAACCGGATCAGGCGGAAATGATCATTGCTATCCATCTGGATGGTATGACTGTACAGGAATATGCTGCCAAAATTGGGGACAAGTCCAATAATGTGTCCCATCGGTTGAAACGGACAGAAAAAAAATTACGGGAAATATTAACCAAAACGTCCTTTTAGGCCAAGCGCCAGGGCTACTCATTAGGAGGACGTTTTCCTCCGGATCAATTTCATATTTTAAGGAGGGTAATTCGTATGAATGAATTACAAAGTTTTGAAAGCACGGAATTCGGCTCTGTTAGGACCACCATGATCAATGGCATCCCGTATTTTGTCGGCAGGGATGTGGCTGCAATTCTCGGCTACAGTAATACAAGGGATGCATTGGCAAAACATGTTGATACCGAGGATAAACTGGATGGGGTAGCAATTTGCGACCCCATCGGCAGGGAGCAGACACCGGTGCTTATCAACGAAAGCGGCCTATACAGCCTGATCCTTTCCAGCAAAATGCCGAATGCGAAAAAGTTTAAACGTTGGGTGACGGCGGAAGTCCTCCCGGCGATTCGCAAGCATGGAGTGTATGCAGCCGCAGACCTGCTGGCTGATCCGGACACGTTGATTGCAGTCTTGCTGGACCTAAAAGCGGAACGTGAAAAAGGAAAGGTTCTTGCACAAACGGTTGCCGTGCAGAATCAGCAGATTGTTGAAATGCAGCCAAAGGTGTCATATTACGATGTGGTTTTGAACTGCAAGGATCTGGTGGCGATTTCCGTAATTGCCAAGGATTATGGCTGGAGCGCCAAACATATGAATGCATACCTTCATGATAAGGGCATCCAGTTCAAGCAGGGCGGCATCTGGCTGTTGTATCAGGAACATGCGGAAAAAGGATATACCAGCACCAAGACGTACAGCTATCCCGGCACTGATGGGACTACGCATACAAAAGTACACACAAATTGGACACAGAAGGGCAGACTGTTTATTTACGGCGTTATGAAGGAAGACGGTCACCTGCCTTTGATTGAACAGGAGGATACAGATGACGATTAATCAGTTCAACCATGAAGGGTATTACGACCCGGTCGCGTTTGAAGCATTAACTAGAATCGAACAGGAGGAAAAGGCGGCTGACAAGGCTGCCTTCAGGCCGCTTGTGTATATCTGCTCCCCGTATTCCGGGGATATTAAACGGAATATATATATGGCAAGATTGTACAGCCGGTTCGCCGTAGCCAGAAATATGATTCCCCTGGCGCCGCATCTGCTATTGCCACAGTATCTGGATGAAGCCACGGAACGGCGTCTTGCGCTGCGTATGGATATCGTGTTTCTTGGCAAATGCAGCGAAGTGTGGGTGTTTGGTGCTGAAATTTCAGACGGCATGGCTTTCGAGATTGAAAAAGCACGGCGGCAGCGGAAAACCATCCGATATTTTACGGAAGATTTAAAGGAGGTTACACCATGATTCCCTTTACCTTGTTTACGGCAGACTGCACAGGCAATTTATCCAACTGCGTATATTCACACAAAGCAGTGATTACGGATGCGGAATCCTTGCGGCAGGCCGCCGCTTTCGACCATGTGACGGCAGCGTATAAAAACAATTACCGCGGCACGGCAAATTTCATCCAGTCGAATGTGGTGCCGATGGACTGCGACAATGACCGATCAGACGATCCTAATGCGTGGGTTACACCGTTTGAGGTGGCAATGGCATTCCAAGATGTCGCCTTTGCGGTGGTTTACAGCCGAAACCATATGAAAGAAAAAGATGGTAAAGCAGCCCGCCCTAGATTCCACATCTATTTTCCTGTTCCCGCAGTTGCGGATGCAGTGGAGTATACCGCCATAAAGCAGCAGATAGCAGAGCAGTTTCCGTATTTTGACAGAAATGCATTGGACAGCGCCAGACTGCTTTTCGGAACGGCGAAACCGGAGGTTGAACTGTATGAAGGAAACCGGACCATGGCGGATTTTCTGGACGAGCTGGCATTCACCGATTGGGATCGGAGCCGGGACGAGGTGCCGCAGGGACAGCGCAACAACACACTGTCCCATTATGCCGGCAAAGTCATCAAACGGTACGGCAATACAGAAAAAGCGCACCAGTTGTTTGTAAAGCAGGCGGAACGGTGCAATCCGCCGTTGGATGCGGATGAACTGAAACTGATCTGGAACAGCGCCGTGCATTTCGGCGGAAAGATATCCATGCAGGACGGGTATATCCCGCCGGAGCAGTACAACTCCGATCTGCAGCTGAAGCCGGAAGACTTTTCCGATGTGGGGCAGGCAACAGTCCTGGCGAAGGAGTATCTCGGCATCCTACGGTATTCCCCTGCGACGGACTATCTGGTGTACAACGGCAGCTTCTGGGAGGAATCCAGGACGAAGGCGCAGGCGGTGGCGCAGGAACTGACCATCAGGCAGCTGAAGGAAGCGGAAACCGAGATACAAAAAACGATGCAGGAAATGGTGAAGAACGGTGCATGGGAAATCCTAGCCGCCATGGGGCCGAAGAAGGCGGCGTCCTCTTTCAGCAAGCAGCAGTCGCATACGTTTGATTTGTACCAGGATGCCGTGGCATATCACAACTATGCCATCAAGCGGCGGGATTCCAAGTATATAACTTCCGCCCTTAAGGAGGCTCATCCCATGCTGGAAATCGAACAGCGTACCCTGGATGCGGATGCGTTTCTTCTTAATGCACCATCCGGGACATACGACCTGCGAAAGGGAACGGGCGAGGTGCTGGAACATGATCCGATGAACTTCATCACGAAGCAGACGGCTGTTGATTCCAATGATACGGGTGCCGACCAATGGGAGGATGCCCTGCATACCTTTTTCCGGAATGATGCGGCACTTATTGAATACGTGCAGGAAATTGTGGGCCTTTCCGCAATCGGCAGAGTTTATATCGAGACGCTGATCATAGCGTACGGCGAAGGCAGAAACGGAAAGTCCACCTTCTGGAATACGATATCGAGGGTGCTCGGCTCATACAGCGGAAATATCTCGGCAGACATGCTGACGGTCGGATGCCGCCGTAATGTAAAGCCGGAGCTGGCAGAGGCCAACGGCAAGCGCCTCCTGATAGCGGCGGAATTGGAGGAGGGTATGCGCCTGAATACATCCAATGTCAAGCAGCTCTGCTCTACAGACGAAATATATGCCGAAAAGAAGTACAAGGATCCGTTCAGTTATATTCCCACGCATACACTGGTGTTGTACACCAACCACCTCCCCAAGGTTGGGGCGATCGACAAGGGAACATGGCGGCGGCTGACCGTCATTCCGTTCGAGGCGACGATCGAGGGCGGAAACGATGTAAAAAACTATGCCGACTATCTGTTTGAACATGCCGGAGGTGCGGTCCTTGCCTGGGTTATTGAAGGAGCGAGGAAGGTAATCGAGCACGAATTCAAGATTTCGCCGCCGAAGCAGGTGACGGATGCCATCCAGAAATACAAGGAGACGAACGACTGGCTGGCGCATTTCCTGGATGACCGCTGCGTGGTGGAAAACGGGCGGATGCAGAAATCAGGCGAACTTTATAACGAGTACCGCAGCTACTGCATCCAGGTGGGCGAGTTCATCCGGAATGCGGCTGATTTCTATATAGCCCTGGAAAATGCGGGATTCGTCAAATGCAGAAATAAAAAAGGTCGGTTTGTTATGGGGCTGCAGCTTAAATCGGAATTTATGGAGTAGCTTTTTTGTGAAAAGGTGTCAGGAGTGTCAAGTCCCTATATAAAGTTTCCTTATAGTAGTTTTTTTATCTCTATAGAGGACTTTATATATAGACCTGTCACACCTGACACCCATCATCAAAAATGACATGGATGGAGGAACACCATGCGAGAAAAAATCATTGAACGGAAACTCGCAGCAGCAGTAAAACAAGCAGGCGGCGTGGCACTGAAATTTGTCAGTCCCGGATTTGATGGGATGCCGGACCGGTTGGTATTATTGCCGGGTGGCAGGATAGCCTTTGTGGAAATAAAAGCGCCGGGAAAGAAGCCGCGTCCTCTTCAACTGGCGAGGCATCGTCTGCTGCGGAAGTTAGGATTTCAAGTTTATATTATTGACAATGCAGACCAGATCGGAGGGATGTTGGATGCTATTGAAAATTCAATGTGACTGGTGTGGTAAAGAGTTTGAAAGAAAAAGTTGCCATATTCACAAAAAAAATTATTGTAGCCGAATTTGTCTAGGAAAAGCAAATGCCGAGCGTTTTCGTGTAAAGAGCCTTAAACAGTGTGACAATTGCGGAAAATTTTTTGAATACAGAGGGCATCATAACAAGAGAAATGAGCATTTCTTCTGTTCTGCAGAGTGTAGCTATGAATTTAAGGTCAAAAAAATATATGTGCCATGCGATTGGTGTGGCAGGCCGATTTATAAAAAACGTTCTGATGTTGCAAGAAATGAGCATAATTTTTGCGATTACGGATGCTATATCGACTATATCAATTTTGAAAAAGCGGGTGCAGATAATCAAATGGTTTCTGGAGAAAAACTATATCGTAGGCTGGCAGAGATGAAGATAGATAGAAAACTTCACGAGGACGAAGAAGTTCATCATGTCGATGGAAATCATAAAAATAATAGTTTAGAGAATTTACAGGTTGTCACAGCTTCAGAACATTCTAAAATACACGCATCGCAGAAAGAGAGGGATAATCGTGGCAGATTTATTAAATAAAGATGATTTGCACGGATACCAAAAGTATAGTATCAACTTTATTATTAAACATCCAATAGCAGCTATCCTCTTAGATTGCGGACTTGGAAAAACTGTTACATCCCTTACTGCAATCAATGATTTACTATTTGAGTATTTTGAAGTTCATCGTGTATTGGTGATATGCCCGTTGCGTGTGGGAGCCGTATGGGCAAATGAAATACAGCATTGGGATCATCTGCATCAATTGCAATATATCGTGGCAGTGGGTACAGAAGCAGAACGATTGTCGGCACTGAAAGCACAGGCGGATATTTATGTCATCAACCGTGAGAATGTGCAGTGGCTGATTGAGAAAAGCGGGATCCCCTTTGATTTTGACATGGTGGTTGTGGATGAGTTGTCGTCTTTCAAGAATCACCAGTCCAAGCGGTTCAAGGCACTGATGAAAGCAAGACCGAAGGTAAAACGGATCGTCGGACTGACAGGGACTCCTTCGAGCAACGGCCTGATGGATTTGTGGGCGGAGTTCAAGTTGCTGGATATGGGAAAGCGGCTTGGCAGATTCATCGGACAGTACCGCAGCACCTACTTTACACCGGACAAGCGGAACGGGCAGATCGTTTTCAGCTACAAACTGCTGCCGGGAGCCGAGGACGAGATATACCGAAAAATATCGGACATTTCTATTTCCATGAAATCTACGGACCATCTGCCTATGCCGGAACTCATCAGCAGCCAGTATGAAGTGCAGTTATCTGACGCGGAACGTAAACGGTACGAAGAACTGAAGAAAGAGCTGGTGCTGCAGCTGCCGGACGGCGATGTCACAGCCGCCAATGCCGCAACCCTCACGATAAAGCTTTCCCAAATGGCAAACGGTGCGATCTATTCCGATGACGGGACGGTGCTCCCCATTCATGATCGGAAGCTGGATGCCTTGGAAGATATCATCGAAAGCGCCAACGGCAAGCCGGTGCTGGTGGCTTATTGGTTCAGGCATGACCTGTTGCGGATCCGGCAGCGATTTACCGTGCGGGAAATCAAGACTTCGCAGGATATAGCGGATTGGAATGCCGGTGCGATTCCTGTTGCGGTTATTCATCCGGCATCCGCCGGACATGGACTCAATCTGCAACAAGGCGGTTCCACTCTCGTTTGGTTTGGACTAACATGGAGTCTTGAGTTGTACCAACAGACCAATGCCAGACTCTGGCGACAAGGGCAGACAGCCGGAACTGTGGTCATTCAGCATATCATCACGAAAGGGACCATCGATGGACGCATCCTAAAGGCCCTAAAAGAAAAAAACAAGACCCAGGCTGCACTGATTGATGCAGTCCGGGCTAGCTTACGAGGAGGAAGCCTATGAGTGTTATCTGGAAGTACCTGAACAAACGGAGCGGAGCCATCGATGCCATCAGGGATCACGACAGCATGGAATTTATCATCGAAAACACCAGCGAGGATATCAAGCAGGCATATGCTACGATGACCAGCCTGCACTCGTCCGGCTTCGATGGGATGCCGCACTCCAGCAACCCGCATGCCGCAGAAGATCATATCATCTCCGGCCTGGCAGACATTGACATCCTGAAGGAACGATACCGGCAAGCAGTGGAGTACATGGCATGGTTCCAGCCTGCGTGGGATAAGCTGAGCAGCGACGAGCAGTACGTACTGGAAACCTTTTATGCCGATGAGGATGCACAAACGGGTGCCGTCTATGCCATTGCCGACCATTTCCACATCGAACGGTCCTCTGCCTACAAAAGGAAGAATCGTGCATTGGATAAGTTTGCCATCCTTTTGTTTGGGAAGACATGATGTCCAAAATCGCGGACGCATTTGCCTGTTTTGCGTGGTATACTAATAGCATGAAAGTGTGAGAGAAGCCTTCGAGGGAGCAATCCTTTGGAGGCTTTTGCTATGTCTGGAGATGAACATTGTGCCTTGGAAACCAAAGAAACCATGCGCCTACCCCGGCTGCAGGGAGCTGACCATGAACCGGTACTGCGAGCAGCACCAAAAATTAATGGACAAACGTTATGACGCGTACGAGCGCAGTCCTGTTGTCAAGAAACGATACGGCAGAGCATGGAAGCGCATCCGGGATCGTTACATCGGAAAGCATCCCCTGTGTGAGATGTGCCTGAAGAACCACAAGACCACACCGGCAACGGAGGTACACCATATCCGTCCCCTCTCCCGCGGCGGTACTCATGATGAAGAGAACCTTATGGCGCTGTGCAAGCCGTGCCACTCGAAGATAACCGCCGAGATGGACGACCGCTGGCATCATGCCAAAAAGGAATACCGCTATGAATGACTACGCTCCGCCGGGAGGGGCGGTCCAAATCTCTGGCGCGCCAAAATGCTAGACCGGTGCTGGGGTCACACGCACAAAAATTGCAGTTCAAACGGGGGATTTACCGCATGGGAAAGGAGTTGAACAGCCATGGCCAAGGACGGAACCAATCGCGGCGGCAGACGGATCCGCGCCGGGGACAAGCCGGAGGCGCTGGCCGATAAAATCGACAAGGGAAAAGCAGCCACCATTATCGACCTGCCGACGCCTGCCTTAGAAGGTGCCGAGTTAAACGATGCCGCAGATCTCACCGGCGAGGATATGCCGAATCCCAGTGACTATTTGTCGGCCCGGCAGCGGGACGGCAAGCCGCTCGGTGCGGACGACTTGTTCCGTCAGACCTGGCAATGGCTGAAGGACCGCGGCTGCGAACGGCTCGTCAATCCCCGGCTGCTGGAAGCCTATGCCCAGGCATTCGCCCGGTATATCCAGTGCGAAGAAGCCATCAGCACGTATGGACTGCTCGGCAAGCACCCCACGACCGGCGGTGCCATTACCAGTCCATTTGTGCAGATGAGCCAGTCATTCCAGAAGCAGGCGAACCTGCTCTGGTATGAGATTTTCGATATCGTCAAGCAGAACTGTACCACAGCATTTGTAGGAAGTCCGCAGGATACGATGATGGAACACCTGTTGCAGGCACGGAAAGGAAAATAATTATGGAATTGATCAAAAAGAACATACAAGACCTTATCCCGGCAGCCTATAATCCGAGAAAGGATTTGCAGCCGGGAGATCCGGAGTACGAAAAACTGAAACGCTCGCTGGATGAGTTCGGCTACGTCGAGCCTGTCATTTGGAACAAGCGCACTGGCAACGTGGTCGGCGGACACCAGCGACTGAAGGTGCTTCAGCAGGAAGGCATCTTGGAAATCGACTGCGTCGTCATCGACATGGACACCGAAAAGGAAAAAGCCCTAAACATCGCCCTTAATAAAATCAGCGGCGATTGGGATACGGATAAATTAGCGCTGCTCATTACCGATCTACAGGGCAGCGACTTTGATGTGTCGCTTACCGGATTTGATCCGGCAGAATTGGACGACCTGTTCAAGGCCGATATAAAGGATGGTGTACATGATGATGATTTTGATGTGGATGCCGAGCTTAAGAAACCGGTATTCTCCAAGGCCGGTGATGTGTGGCAGTTGGGAATCCATCGCCTGCTCTGCGGCGACAGCACCCAGCCGGAAACATACCAGCGATTGCTGCAGGGAACACCGGTCAATCTGGTGGTCACCGATCCGCCATATAATGTCAACTACGAAGGCCGGGCCGGAAAAATCAAGAACGACCATCTGCAGAATGACAAATTCTATGAGTTTCTGCTCGCCGCTTTTACCTGCATGCACACTGTCATGGCAGAGGATGCCAGCATCTATGTGTTCCACGCCGACACCGAAGGATTTAACTTCAGGAAAGCCTTCTCGGATGCCGGTTTTTATTTATCCGGTTGCTGCATCTGGAAGAAGCAGTCGCTGGTGCTGGGACGCTCGCCTTACCAATGGCAGCATGAACCGGTGCTTTACGGCTGGAAGAAGAAAGGAAAGCATGAATGGTACACCGGACGGAAGGAATCCACTATCTGGGAGTTTGATAAGCCGAAAAAGAATACGGACCATCCCACGATGAAACCGATCCCGCTGTTGGCCTATCCCATCCTAAATTCCAGCATGACCGGCTGCACCGTGCTGGATCCATTCGGCGGCAGCGGTTCAACGCTGTTGGCCTGCGAACAGACGAAACGACGCTGCTACATGGTGGAGCTCGATGAAAAATTCTGCGACGTCATTGTGAAACGGTATATCGAGCAGGTCGGCTCAAGCGAGCAGGTAACCGTGACACGGAATGGAAAGACCTATACCTATACTGAAGTGGAGGCAACATAATGCGTGTATGTATCAACCCCGGGCATGACCGGGAACGGGACAGCGGCGCGGTGAACCCAAACACCGGACTGCGGGAATGTGATGTGGCTGCTACGATTGGCAGTCTCGTCCAAACATATTTGGAGACGGCAGGCTGCGAGGTAAAATTATTGCAAAGCGATAATTTGGCCGGGGAAACACCGGATCTGCCCTGCGTGGTGGATACGGCAAACGCATGGCCAGCAGATGTATTCGTCAGTCTGCACTGCAATGCCGACAGCGGCTGCGCCCGTGGTACGGAAACGCTTATCTATGCCAACGGCAGCGGTCAGTCTCCGCAGCTTGCCATCTGCATCCAGTCGCAGATTGTACAGAGTCTCGGCACGGTGGACCGCGGCCTGAAGGAACGGCCCAACCTCATCGTACTGAAAGATACCACAATGTCCGCCGTTCTGGTGGAAACAGCTTTTATTGATAATGAGGATGATGCCGCGCTGCTCACGAATAACGCGGATGATTTCGCCCGGGCCATTGCCCGCGGCATAACAGATTTTGAAGGGAGATACTAATATGGATATCGAAACAATTAAGAACGAACTCAAGGAACACATTCTGGACTCGGTGCAGGAGGATGCCAAGAATGCCACTATTTCCTGGCTGAATACGACGGTGCTTCCGGCAGCCAAGGAAGTAGCGGATGCCTACACAGCCGCATTGCAGGAATCTGCCGGCAAGGAAACCGGCTGGAACAAATTCCGCGACCAATGCTTCCTGCCGACGCTCATTGACGGCGGCCTGTGGCTGACCGGAAAGCTGCTCGGTAAAATGGCGACGGTGCAAACGACCAAAGAAGATGCTTAAGCTTGGTAGCCTGTTTTCCGGCAGCGGGGGCTTTGAGCTTGGAGGGCTGCTTGCCGGAATCCAACCCGTCTGGAATTCGGAGATCGAGCCGTTCCCAATACGGGTGACAACCAAGCGTTTCCCCTTTGTCAAGTACCTGGGGGATGTCCATGCTGTTCATGGCGACGGGATACCGCCCGTGGATATTATTACATTCGGCAGTCCCTGTACGGATATGTCCATTGCCGGAAAACGTGCCGGGTTGGACGGATCCCAGTCGGCATTGTTCTACCAGGCCGTCCGCATTGTGAAGGAAATGAGGTGCAAAACCCATGAAAAATATCCCAGGTTCATCGTGTGGGAGAATGTTGCAGGAGCCTTTTCGTCCAACAAGGGAAGAGACTTCCAGACCGTGCTTACAGAAATCGTCCGCGTCCAAGCACCGGAAGCACCTGCGGTGCCTATGTCTGAAACAGGCAGATGGCCCCATGCCGATGTTTTGGTGGGAGACGGATGGAGCATTGCGTATCGAACTCTCGACGCACAATATTGGGGAGTACCCCAGCGAAGAAAGCGCATCTACCTTGTCGCAGATTTTAATGGCGGATGCGCCGGAAAGATACTATTTGAGTCCGAAGGCGTGTCGGGGTATTCTGCGGCGCGTTTCCGGGCATGGCAAGGAATTGCCGGTTCTGCTGCAGCTGGCATTGGAACGTCAGGCATCGGTGTGAGCAACGAACATTCAGCGGCAGCGCATGTCTATGAAAACCACGGACAGGATTCACGATATAAAGGCCCGCTTGCTGCGTCGCCGACTGTATCCGCGACCTTTGGAACCGGCGGCAACAACCAGCCTTTTGTTGTGGGAGACCCGATGCTTTTGAAAATTCGGTGCGGCTGCCGGGGAGGCGGGAAAGGGCCGCTGCTTCAGGATAACATGTCTGCAACGCTTTCCTGCAATAACGACCAGTCCCTGTTCGAGCCGCAGCCTTTCGGCATCTCTTCGGACCAATCGCATGCCATGCTGTCGCACAACCCAAAAGCCGGCATCTATATAGCAGATACCTCAAGGACGATCGATCGGAGCGGCGGCAATCCGTCCTGCAGCCAGGGCGGCATCGCAGTGGTGGAAAAGCAGCCTGTCTATGCCATGACGACGGGCGGGTATATGCAGGTGAACGAGGAAACATCACCGACATTGGCTGCCCGTGACTATAAGGATCCGGTCAGCATATCCGGCCCTGGAACCCCGTACTGTTCCGTACGCAGGCTGACACCGACTGAATGTGCAAGGCTGCAGGGATTTCCGGATGGATGGTGCGCCGACCTTGGCACGGAACATCCTGCAGAAGAAGAACTTGCTTTTTGGCGGCAGGTGTTTGAAACGCACCGTAAGACTGTGGGAACGGCAAAAAAGCCGAAAAGCGACAGGCAGATCATCAAATGGCTGCAGCATCCCAATACGGACAGCGCCGAATACAAGATGTGGGGCAACGGTGTGGCTCTTCCCTGTGTCGTATTCGTACTTGCCGGCATCGTGTATTTTGCAGAAAATGATAGGGTGAAATCCACATAACCCCTTGCTATAGTTGGCATGTAGAGTGATATATATACATGACAAAAAAATGAAAGGGGTTTACTGCCATGAAGATACTGTACCATGCACAAGGAAAAACACGCAAGGAACTGGCCGATGCCGTTAGCATCATTACCGGAGCTGCCAAAGTGTATCAGGGGATTCCCAGCTATGCCTATGAGATTGACTGCTTCACGGTCGACCGCGATGGCAACCTTAATTTTGATGACAGTACAGAAACTAAGGATTTGCTAGAGAAACTCGACAGCATGGGATTCCATGCCGAACCAACAGGGAAAAGACCTGACGATTCGGCATCTAAGCAGGAGAACATAGACGACTTCGTGATTGCCATGCCGCGCTCTTTTTTCACCGATACGGCACTGGAAAACCTGAAGAAGCTGATTCAGGCCAAGAGCAACCTCATGTTAAAAGTTTTCCAAATCGATGTGCTGCGCATGCAGGTAACGGAGGATAAAGTGTTATTCCCTTGGTTTACCGGCTGCCCGGATGCCGGTACGGTCAAAGCCTATACACATTTCATTACGGCGCTCTGCCATCTTGCTAAAAAGCAGAAACGGGTGCTGGCAACGGAGCACCCATCCATCAACGAGAAATACGACTTTCGCTGCTTCCTGCTCCGGCTTGGGTTTATCGGTACGAAATACAAGGACGAACGGAAACTGCTCCTGCAGCACCTTTCCGGTTCCTCGGCCTTTAAAAACGGCAGAAAGGAAGAACATCATGATGAGATATCCGAATAAGGAACAATTGGAGCAACTGCGCAGCGCATATCCTGACGGGACGCGGATTGTACTGGTGCAAATGGATGACGCCCAGGCTCCGCCGATCGGTACAAAGGGAACGGTTGTCGGTGTGGATGACACCGGCAGTCTGCTGGTGCATTGGGACAACGGCAGCACATTGAATGTGCTGTACGGCATAGACCGCTGCCTTACAATCAGAAAGAAATAATTACACATATCATATTTGTATACCAAGACTGCCCACTTCGGCAGTCTTTTTTGTTGCCGCAAAGGAGGTGACGCTGCTTGCGGAAGTTGAAACGCTATCGATCTACGAAGTTCAGGGCCAAAGATTCCAAATACAACAAGACCATGGCGGACTATGCCGTATCCTTTATCGAATGTCTCTGCCACACCAAGGGCACCTGGGCCGGAAAGCCGTTTGAGTTGATTGACTGGCAGGAACAGATCATCCGTGATGTGTTCGGCATTTTAAAGCCGAACGGCTACCGGCAGTTCAATACCGCCTACATCGAGATTCCCAAGAAGCAGGGCAAGTCGGAACTGGCGGCAGCGGTAGCCTTGCTTTTATGCTGCGGTGACGGGGAGCAACGTGCCGAAGTGTATGGCTGTGCCGCCGACCGCCAGCAGGCATCCATCGTCTTTGAAGTGGCAGCGGATATGGTACGGATGTGTCCGGCCTTATCCAAGCGGGTAAAACTCTTGGCTTCGCAGAAACGGATCATCTACCTTCCCACGCACAGCTTTTATCAGGTACTATCTGCCGATGCCTACAGCAAGCACGGTTTTAACGTAAGCGGTGTGATCTTCGATGAGCTGCACACGCAGCCGAACCGAAAACTGTTTGATGTCATGACCAAAGGTTCCGGCGATGCCCGAACGCAGCCGTTGTACTTTCTCATTACCACAGCCGGGACGGATACCCATTCCATCTGCTATGAAACCCACCAAAAGGCACTGGATATTATCGCAGGCCGGAAGATTGATGCCACCTTCTATCCGGTGATATACGGGGCCAAGGATACCGACGACTGGACGGATGTCAAGGTGTGGAAGAAAGCCAATCCCTCGCTTGGCATTACGGTCGGCATGGATAAGGTCAAGGCGGCCTGCGAATCCGCCAGACAGAATCCTGCCGAGGAGAATGCCTTCCGGCAGCTTCGCCTGAACCAATGGGTTAAGCAGGCAATCCGCTGGATGCCGATGGACAAATGGGATGCCTGCGCGTTTCCCGTACAGCCGGATGAGTTAAAAGGCCGCGTCTGCTACGGCGGGTTGGATTTATCCTCCACCACGGATATTACGGCCTTTGTGCTGGTGTTTCCGCCGCAGGATGAAGCAGACAACTATGTTGTGCTTCCCTATTTCTGGATACCGGAGGAAAACGTATCATTGCGCGTCCGGCGGGATCATGTTCCTTATGATGTATGGCAAAAACAGGGATTCCTGCACACGACGGAAGGAAACGTCGTCCATTACGGCTACATCGAAAAGTTCATCGAAACCATGGGCGAACAGTACAACATCCGCGAGATCGCTTTCGACCGCTGGGGTGCGGTGCAGATGGTACAAAATCTCGAGGGCATGGGATTTACCGTTGTCCCGTTCGGGCAGGGGTTCAAGGATATGAGTCCTCCCACCAAGGAACTGATGAAGCTGACGTTGGAAAAGAAGATCGCCCACGGCGGGCAGCCGGTATTGCGCTGGATGATGGACAATATCTTCATCAAATCCGATCCGGCGGGCAATATCAAGCCGGATAAAGAGAAATCCACCGAAAAGATTGACGGTGTCGTGGCTACGGTTATGGCACTCGACCGTGCCATCCGCTGCGGCAACGACAACAGCGAAAGCGTATATGACCAAAGGGGGTTATTGATTTTATGAGTATATTCCAACGTATATGGGGCAAAAAATCGCGCGACAAGCCGAAGAACTACCTGTCTACGGCTTTTACGTTCCTGTTCGGTCCGACCTCCTCCGGGAATGTGGTGACCGAACGGACTGCCATGCAGATAACGGCGGTCTATGCCTGCGTCCGAGTGTTGTCCGAAGCTATCGCAGGACTGCCGCTTAACATGTATCGTTACACACCGGATGGCGGCAAGGAGAAAGCCATCAACCATCCATTGTACAACCTGCTTCATGATGCCCCTAATCCGGAAATGACGAGCTTCATCTTCCGGGAAACGCTCATGAGTCATCTTCTCTTATGGGGCAATGCCTATGCACAGATCATCCGGAACGGTACCGGGCAGCCGATTGCATTGTACCCGCTGCTTCCCAGCAAGATGGATGTCAGCCGGGCCGCAAACGGTCAGCTTATCTACACCTACTCCAAGGATTCGGACGAGTTCGGTGCGGATAACCGCTGCCAGCAGATTGTCTTGTCGCAGGATGAGGTGCTGCATGTTCCGGGACTGGGGTTTGACGGACTGATCGGTTACAGTCCGATTGCCATGGCCAAGAACGCCATTGGCATGTCGCTGGCAGCCGAGCAGTACGGCGCGTTATTCTTCGCCAACGGTGCTACACCGGGTGGCATTTTAGAGCATCCCGGTATCGTGAAGGATCCGGTCAAGCTGCGGGAAAGCTGGCATGCCCAATTTTCCGGCACGAACCGGCACAATGTGGCCGTGTTGGAGGAAGGCATGACCTTTCAGCAGCTATCCATTCCGCCGGATCAGGCGCAGTTCCTTGAGACGCGAAAGTTCCAGATCGACGAGATCGCCCGTATCTTCCGGGTGCCGCCGCATATGGTCGGGGATCTGGAGAAATCCACCTTTTCCAATATCGAGCAGCAGTCGCTGGAATTTGTCAAATATACCTTAAATCCATGGTGCGTCCGCTGGGAACAGGCCATGAACCAGCAGTTGGTATTGCCGTCGGAGCGCTCGCAGGTCTTTACGAAGTTTAATGTGGACGGCCTGCTGCGCGGCGACTACCAGAGCCGCATGAACGGCTATGCGATCGGCAGACAGAACGGTTGGCTATCCGCCAACGACATCCGGGAGCTTGAGGATATGAACCGCATCCCCACCGAGCAGGGCGGCGATACGTATCTGGTCAACGGCAATATGCTGCCGCTGGACAAGGCAGGAAAATTTTATACCGAAAGCGAGGGGAAAAACCCATGAAGAAATTCTGGAACTGGAATACCGATGACGATACCGGACGCATCCTTACCATTGACGGTACCATTGCCGAGGAAAGCTGGTTTGATGACGACATAACGCCGAAACTGTTTAAAAACGAGCTGGCATCCGGACAAGGCAATGTCACCTTGTGGCTGAACTCACCCGGCGGCGACTGCGTAGCAGCCAGCCAGATCTATGCCATGCTGATGGATTATGCCGGACAGGTCCACGTCAATATCGACGGGATTGCGGCTTCGGCAGCCTCCGTGATTGCCATGGCAGGAACAACCGTCAATATGGCTCCGACCGCACTGATGATGATCCACAATCCGTTCACCATTGCCATGGGCGATACTGATGAAATGGAGCGGGCCATCTCTATGTTATCCGAGGTCAAGGAATCCATTATCAATGCGTATGAATTAAAGACCGGACTTTCCCGTACCCAGTTATCCCATCTGATGGATGCCGAAACATGGATGAATGCGGGAAAAGCAATCGAGCTTGGCTTTGCCGATACCGTACTGACGAACGATACCAATACACCAATGCATGATGCTGCCAGTATGGGAAGTTATTCTTTTTCCCGGAGGCAAGTCACCAATGCATTACTCAATAAGGCCATCGCCAAGCAGACCAAGCCAACACCGGCAGCAAACAAAACAACTATATCCGTAGCGTCGCTGCAGCAGCGGCTGTCGCTCTTAATACATTAAATGGAGGTACCAATATGAGTAAACTATTAGAACTGCAGGAAAAACGTGCTAATATCTGGGAGCAGGCCAAGGCATTCCTGGATGAAAAACAGGCAGCCGGTGACACGCTTTCCACCGAAGATGCCGCCACCTATGACAAGATGGAAGCCGATGTCATGGCGCTGGGCAAGGAAATCGACAGACTGAAAACGCAGGCGGCCATTGATCTCGAATTAAGCAAACCGACCTCGAGTGCTATCGTCAACCAGCCTGCAAAGCAGGATACAACGAAGCATGGCAGGTTCAGCGACGCCTATGCTCCCGCCTTTTGGGACAGCATGCGCGGCAAGTCCCGTGCGGAAATCCGCAACACCTTAAAGGAAGGGGCCGATCCTCAGGGCGGCTACCTGGTACCGGACGAATTTGAACGGACGCTGATCCAGATGCTGGCAGAAGAAAATGTGCTGCGCTCCCTTGCCCATGTGATCCAGACTGCAAGCGGCGACCATAAGATTCCGGTCGTTGCCAGCGAAGGAACCGCTGCATGGACGGATGAAGAAGCCGCCTACACCGAAAGCAACACCACCTTCGGCCAGGTGTCCATCGGGGCGCATAAGCTGGGTACGCTCGTCAAGGTATCCGAAGAACTGTTGAACGATTCTGCCTTCGACCTGGAAGGATACATGGCGCAGGAGTTCGCCCGCAGGCTGGGCAATGCCGAAGAAGAAGCCTTCCTCACCGGCACCGGAACGGATCGTCCGTCCGGCATCCTCGTTGATGCCGCCGGTGCTTCGGATGGCTCGACTGCCGCCTCTGCTACGGCGATTACCTTTGACGATTTGATCGAGTTGTACTATTCGCTTCGTGAGCCGTACCGCAAGTCGGCTACATTGCTGCTGCATGAAAGCACTGTCAAGGCCATCCGGAAGCTGAAAGATACGCAGGGCCAGTACATCTGGCAGCCTTCCGTCAGCGCCGATGTGCCGGATAAGATTCTGAACTGCCCGGTCGTCACCAGCCGGTATATGCCGCAGATGGCAGCCGATGCCAAGACGGTGCTGTTCGGTGACTTCTCCTACTACTGGATTGCCGACCGGCAGGGCCGCACCTTTAAGCGCCTGAACGAATTATACGCGGTTACCGGTCAGGTCGGCTTTCTTGGCTCCCAGCGCGTCGATGCCAAGATCGTTCTGCCGGAAGCCATCAAGACACTCAAGCAGGCCAGCAAATAACAGAAGGAGGGTGGCAGCATGGCAGTAACACGGGATGAAGCTAAATTATACCTGCGTATTGATAACGATGTAGAGGATGCCTTGATCGACAGCCTGATCCAGTCCTCCACGACGACGGTGGAAAATGTACTGCGCCATCCGCTAAGTGACTACACCACATTGCCGGAGGACATCAAAACAGCTATCCTGTATGGGGTGGCCTATCTGTACGAAAACCGGGATACAGCAGACTTCGATGCCATGATTAAGCTCATGCGGGCCATGCTGTTTTCCTACCGGGATGAGGTGTTCTGATGGATATTGGGGAAATGAAACAGCGAATTGAGTTTGTAGTGGAGGAGAATGTCTCCGACGGGCAGGGCGGGTATGACAGCACCCTGGTCAGCAAGGGCAGCACATGGGCCAAGGTGACCAATATCCACGGCGGGGAGTATTTCTTCGCCGCAGCCGTTCATCTGGAAAAGGATGTGTCGTTTGTCATCCGGTACCGCTCAGATATCTCGGAAAAATGGTTCATCAAGTTCCGCAATCAGAAATACAACATCCAGTTTATCGATAATGTGAAATACGGGGACCAGTATCTGGAAATCAAGGCTACCCTGGCGGGGTGATGCGAATGACATGGAATGAAATACGAATCGGGTGTGCAGCGATCGGCGCCTGGCTGGGCTGGTTCATCGGCGGGTTTGACAATCTGCTCTATGCCCTGCTGACGTTTGTCTGTCTGGATTATATTACCGGGGTGCTATGTGCCTGCCGGGAACGGCAGCTATCCAGTGAGATCGGCTTTATGGGCATCTGCCGGAAGGTGCTTCTTTTTGTACTCGTCGGTGTGGCTCATACGCTGGATGCGACATTGCTTGGTTCCGGCAGTGCTTTACGGACCGCCACCATCTTGTTCTATCTGTCCAACGAGGGTCTTTCCATTGTGGAAAATGCCGCGCGGATGGGACTTCCCATACCGGACCGGCTGCAGGAAGCATTGAAGCAGCTGCGAAAATAAAAACAATATATCAGATGCAAGAACTCGACTGCCTGCTGGAGAGATAATCTCCGGCGGGCAGTATTTTTTTTTGCAACATTTTACAGAACGTCCTTTTTCCGCCTTCCGAAAGGCTACTAAGTAGAGGGCGGCATACATACATGTCCTCGGAAAGAGGTGAATGGTGTGAAACACAGACTGAAGATCAGTGTTTCCAAAAATCCACAGCATGTCGGCATCGTTTCCTGCCGCAGCGTGGCGATACGGGAACGGATTCTGCGGCTGCTTTTTGGCAGAAAACAGAAGCTTACGATTCTTGTACCGGGTGACAGCGTAGAGGAGGTTGCCATTTGTGAAATCAAGGAAGGAGAAACCGTTATATGAGCAATAAAAAGGAACTGGCGGCAGCCATTCAGGAACTCAGGCGCTGCGGTGAAGCATTGATCAACACGGCAGCTGCTTTATCAAAGGCGTCCGAGACAGAAAAAGGAAAACAGCCGGAAACGGAACATAAGCAGCCGGCTGCACCGGGACAGCTTTCCCTTACGGATGTCCGTGCCGTACTGGCGGAAAAATCACGCAGCGGCCATACGGCGGAAGTCCGGGCGCTGCTGGTCAAACATGGTGCAGACAGGCTGTCCCAGATCGACCCGGCCCGCTATGCGGCACTGCTGAAAGATGCGGAGGGATTGTGATGGGTGTACATGCATTGCTGTCCGCCTCATCCAGCAGCCGCTGGATACACTGCCCGCCGTCGGCCAGGCTTTGCGAAGGCTGTGAGGACAAGGGCAGCGGGTATGCCCTGCAGGGAACCGACGCGCACAGCCTCTGCCAGTATAAGCTGGAGAAGGCATTGGGCAGGGATGCGGAAGATCCCACGGAGAATCTGACATTCTTCGATGCCGAGATGGAAGCCTGCGCCGAAAATTATGCCGTTTATGTCATGGAGCAGCTGGCAAAGATTAGGAAAATCTGTACCGATCCGGTGGTGCTGGTGGAACAGCGGCTGGACTTTTCCCGGTACGTGCCGGACGGGTTCGGCACCGGAGACTGCGTGATTGTCGCAGACGGTACGTTGTTCGTTATTGACTACAAGTACGGCAAGGGAATCCTTGTGGAAGCAGAAAAGAATCCGCAGATGATGTGCTATGCACTGGGAGCGCTGGAATTATTCGACGGCATCTACGATGTGGAAACTGTCGATATGACCATCTTTCAGCCGCGCCGGGAACATATCAGCACCTATACGGTTTCTAAAGCGGAACTCCTGCAATGGGCGGCGGAAGTACTGGCCCCGGCTGCCCGGCTTGCCTATGCAGGCGAAGGCGAGTACAAGGCCGGAGGCCACTGCCGGTTCTGCAAGGCGAAAGCCGCCTGCAGGAAACGCGCCGAGTACAACCTGGAACTGGCCCGGTATGACTTTGCCATGCCGCCCGTGTTGGAAAATGAGGAAATCAGCGCCATCCTGCCGCGG